GTGCGGCTTGCGAAAAACGCGACACTTGTGACAAAAAGAGATTGTGCGCGGAAGCGTACATCATGCCAACCGCCGCCGAAGTAGCAGAACCGGCCGCCAGAGCAACAAGAACAATTATGGTAAATGGGAACCCGACAATCGTTTATGAAGACGAAATAAAAAAGGCCCTGGAACAATCACTTTTCAAAGAAAGATTTCTACACTTCGGGGCATAGAAAGGCGAAAAAATGAAGAAAAACAATAAAAGTATTTATAATTCACCTAAAAAGTACGCCAAACGTTGCGATATACCGTTAAATCTGGCGAAAATCCAGTGTAAGAAGTACAAAAAAGAAGCCAGGCAACGAAAAAAGATAAAATGTCCGGCGTGCCATCGAAAAAGCCTGGTATTTTGCGGCGGTTCCTACGAAGAAGGTTACGGCGATTATATCGAATGTGCCGCTTGCGGCGAAGCATACGCACCGGAAGAAATAAAAAACGGCTATATGTTACATTTTGGCTGGGATTTTGACGTTGTGTTGTATTATTCAGGCAAAACGCCGGAAGAAAAGATTTCCGGTAGATTAGAAGCGTGCGGATCTGAAAAAATCGAAGACTGGGTAAAATTTGCAGAAGACGAAATCCGCGGAAAGTATGATTGACAAAATAAACTTGAAAATGTAAAAATACACGCTTGATTTTACAAAGAATTTTTGATAAAATAAAAGAACGGAACGCCGTTTCCAGCAATTCCGCCCTAGTCCTTTAATAATTATAGCATGAATCGGCTATAATTGCAAGGGGAAGCTGAAAAATGGCGAAACCATCGAATACGAACGAAAGGAACTTTTTTAAAGACATTGATCTTCAAATAATGCTATGTAGCGAACAGATTAAAAATCATCGAAGGTCAATCAAAAAAACAAAGAAAGCGTGTGGCTGGTATGGGCCTTCTGGTGTTGGTGGAATCGACTATTCGAAAGAACGCTTTCCTACAAATCACATTTCCTTCGCGGAAGCGCTGGAAATGATCGACCGGGATCAGAAAAAGATTGCAGAACTGGAAGAAGAACGACGCGAACTTCGAAGAAGCAAAAAACGCGTCGAAAAAATCTATTCAAAATTGACCGGTTACGAAGAACAAGTTTATTATCACCGAATTATTTTAAAAATGACACAAGCGGCGTCGGCTGAAAAAATGAGCCTATCCGTTCGCCAGCTTCAACGAATCGAAAGCAAAATGAAGGACGAAGGCTTGATGTAAAAATGAAAATTTTTTGAAACGGAAATTTTTTCACTTTTTGAACACGTCAATTTTTGAAAAAGCCTGATTTTATGCAGATTTAGGCCGATTTTCCATGTCGTGTTTTATGTCGTGTTTTTGTCGTAAAATATGTCGTGGAAATGTCGTGTCAATATGTGTTATGATAAGTATGTTGATAAGTGAATCAAAAAACCTTGAAGGGCGTCGCGAAGCGGCGCTTTTTCTATGCGATGAAGGGGGTGTTCTGATGAATACGGTCGAACCTATCCGGGACATGGATCTTGTGCTGGACGTGGCCGACTACCTAAAATCGAATAATGAACGCGATTTTGTTCTGTTTATGTTTGGCATATATACGGGACTTCGAATTTCGGATATTTTGAAATTCAGGATCCGCGATGTAAAAGGGAAAGACGCTGTTTATATCCGCGAAAAAAAGACGGGTAAGGAAAAGCGCTTCCCGATAAATGATGAATTAAAACCTATCATCGAAAATTATATCGCTGGAAAGCGCGACTTTGAATTTCTGTTCAAATCGCCTAACTATCCGAATAAGCCTATCACCAGACAGCAAGCCTATAATATTTTATCGGCCGCCGCGAAAGTGTTTGGCCTGGATAGTATAGGCACACACACCCTTCGAAAAACGTTCGGTTATCATATGTACCAGCAGACACACGACGCCGTTACACTGATGGAAATATTCAATCATGCAGACATAAGCGTCACGTTGCGCTACATAGGAATTAACCAGGACAATAAAGATAAGCTAATCAAGGGCCTATCATTCAAGCACAAGGGCCGCAAATAAAGCCGCTATTAGAAGCCTTCTGAATCATCGAAGAATCGGAAGACTTCTTTCTTTTTGCCCTGGACTTGACACAATGAAAGATTGTCAAATGATGTGTAGACTTTTTGTTCGCACTTTAATGAAAGAAAACAGATCACACGTGACTTGACACAATTATAAGATATGTCAAGAGAAGGGACGACCAGAAGGCGGCCAGGACGACGACCAGGTGTTCGGCGAAAGACGCCCGAAAGAACGTAGGTTCTTCCAGGAAATTTTTTAGGCTTGCGGGTAAGCGAAGCCCAAAATCTTCCTAGATACAGAAAAAAATTTTTGAAAGTTACCGTTTCCGTTTTACCGGCTAGAAGGAAGGTGATGTTATGGCGAAAAACGAAACAGAATCCGCAAAGGTTACAGACATAGACAGTTTAACCGTATCAGCGGCCGTCCTGGGACAGATTTTCGGCGTATCAGACCGAAGAATTCGCCAGATGGCAGAAGAAGGAATCATCGTTCGCGTTGCGAAGGGCAGATATAACCTGGTTGAATCCGTGAAGAACTATATTCTTTCTTTGAAGCTGGCCGTTGACAGTGCCAACAATGAAAACCCGGACGGAGAATTGAACATTGATGAAGAAAAGGCCCTTCACGAAAGAGTGAAGCGCCATATTTCGGAATTAAAACTTCAAACCATGAAAGGCGAACTTCACAAAGCGGCCGATGTTGAAAAGGTTATGACGGATATGTTATCAGCCTTCAAAACCAGGGTGTTAAATGTGCCGTCAAAAGTGGCGCCTATCCTGGAAGACCGCGACGCCGGATATATCAAAGACCGGCTGACGTCAGAAATGACGGAAGTGTTAAACGAATTGAAGGACTATGATCCGAAGGCCTTTTATAGTGATGAATACGTGGAAGGTGAAGAAGATGGCGAAGAATAAGAAAATCACCGTTGAAGAATCACCGGTTATCGACAAAGACACGATTGTCGTTAAGAAAAAGCGTTCAAAAGATTTAGGCATTGACTACAAAACAATAAAGCTATTTAAGGACATAGCGAAATCGGTCGCGCCGCCGCCTATATTGACGGTTAGCCAGTGGGCGGATCGTTATCGTAAGTTATCCGCGGAAAGTAGCGCGGAACCGGGACAGTGGAACACAGACCGCGCCCCGTATCAGCGCGAAATTCTGGACGCAGTAAACGATCCAGAGTGCGAAGAAGTCGTGATAATGTCTTCGGCCCAGGTCGGAAAAACCGAACTTGTGTTGAACATTATCGGATATTATATCGACTATGATCCGGCGCCGATGTTGGTAGTTCAACCGACAATCGACATGGCCCAGGCATTTTCAAAAGACCGTCTGGCGCCGATGATACGTGACACGCCGACGCTTCGCGGAAAAGTTCGCGATGTAAAGTCGAAGACGTCCGGGAATACAATTCTTCACAAGAAATTTCCTGGCGGCCATGTAACAATGGCCGGTGCAAATTCCGCCGCGTCCCTGGCGTCGCGTCCGGTTCGAATTGTCCTGATGGACGAAACGGATCGTTATCCGGCCAGCGCCGGAACCGAAGGAAACCCGATCAAATTAGCGGAGAAAAGAACGACGGCGTTCTGGAACCGTAAAAAGATTAAGGTTTCCACACCTACAATCAAAGGCGAAAGCCAGATTGAAAAAGAATATGAATCCGGTTCACAAGAAGAATGGTGCGTCCCTTGTCCTTCGTGCGGCAAATTCCAGCCTTACGAATGGGGAAGAATCCATTTTTCCGATGTGACGATGGAATGTAAATTTTGCGGCGAACATATTTCCGAAACAGACTGGAAGCAAGGCCAGGGAAAATATATCGCAAAATACCCGGAACGCCGCCGAAAACGTTCTTTCCACCTTAACGAATTAACTTCGCCGTGGAAACACTGGGAAGAAATCATTCGCGAATTTAAGGAAGCGCAGAAGGAATTAAAAGAAAACGGCGACATTAACAAAATGAAAACCTGGATCAATACGACGCTTGGTGAAACCTGGGAAGAACGCGGCAAGAGTGCCGACGACGATTCCTTGTTGAGCCGCCGCGAACGATACGAAGCCGACATTCCCGAAGGCGTTCTTGTTCTTACGGCTGGCGTCGATGTTCAGGACGACCGCTTCGAAGTAGAAATCACCGGCTGGGGCCGCGGTTATGAATCGTGGGGCATTAAATACGACAAGATATTCGGCGACCTGGAAAAAGAAGAAACCTGGGACAAGTTGGAAGAATATCTTGACCGGGAATTGTATTTCGCGACCGGTTCTTCGCTTCTGATAGCGTGTTCTTGCATTGATACCGGCGGCCATTTCACAACACAGTGTTATAAATGGCTAAAAAAGATGGAAAAGAAAAACAAGCGTATTTACGGCGTTAAAGGTATGGGCGGCCCAGGAATACCGCTGATTCACAAGCTGTCAACGAATAATCAGTATAAAGTTAAAGTGTTTATGCTGGGCGTTGATTCAGGAAAAGAAATCCTTATGACGCGATTAAATACAGCGGACGAAGGGCCGGGATATTGCCATTTTCCGATCAATGCGGATCGCGGCTACAATGAAACATATATCAAAGGCCTTAACAGCGAACAGCGCGTCGTTCATATCAAGGACGGCCGTCCAGTGATTAAGTGGCAGAAGAAGGCCGGCGGAATCAGAAACGAACCGCTGGATCTTCGAAATTATTCCACGGCCGCGGTCGAAATTCTTCGCCCGGACTGGGACGTTCTGGAAGCGAAGGTCAAAAGCGGCATAAACTACATGAAAAAAAGACCGGTTCAAAAGACCGGGAAAAAGAAAACGGGCGCCCTAAACAAAGGCGTCCAGTTGTAAGGCGGTGATGAAGTGTTAAGCAAAAGCCAAAAGGAACGCCTGGCGACTTATAAAGCCAGGTTAAAAATCTATCTGGAAGCAGAAGAAGCCGTTCTTCTTAACCAGGAATACACAATCGGAACAAAGAGCCTGAAACGTGCGGATCTTGGAACTATCCGCGCGGCGATTAAGGATCTTGAAAAACAGATTGACGCGCTGGAAGCTGGCGGCAAAAACAAGGCCTTCCGCTTCGTTCCGCGCGATATTTAGAAAGGCGGTGGCTGAAAAGTGAATATTATCGACAAGGCGGTCGAAGTTATCAGCCCAAAGGCCGCCCTAGAAAGACAACGGGCAAAAATGAACCTGGAACTTATAAAAACGTTCCAAAATTCCGGCTATGATGAAGCCGGGGCGTCACGAAGTAAAAATTCAATGCGCGGCTGGATTGCTTCGAGCAAAACGCCCCAGGAAGACATTGACAAAAACCTTCCTACGTTGCGACAGCGTTCCAGAAGCCTTTATATGTCGGCACCGTTGGCCGTGTCGGCAATCAAAACCAACCGAACAAACATCGTCGGCGAAGGCCTTCGTTTGAAAAGTTCGATTGACTATGAATTTTTAGGAATGACAAAGGAAGCGGCCGCGGCATGGCAGAAGCAAGCGGAACGCGAATTCAAATTGTGGGCCGAATCGAAGTTTTGTGATTCCACCAGGACAAACAATTTCTATGAGATCCAGCAAGCCGCGGTTATGTCGTGGCTGATGAATGGCGACGCTTGCGTTATCCTGGAGTATGAAACGACGAAATATCCGTTCTATCCTTACGGGTTACGCCTTCGCTTGATTGAATCCGACAGAGTTTCAACGCCACATTCAACCGGAAACAACGTGAATCTTTACGCAAAAGACCAGGAAACAAAGAACCGGATTTATAACGGCGTAGAAATTGACGACAACGGAAAAATTGTCGCTTATCACATTTGTTCCACATATCCGAACAGTAATCTTCGCGCAGAAAAGAAATGGACGCGCGTTAAAGCCTTCGGAGAAAAGACCGGCACGCCTAACGTTTTAATGATTTATGAAACAGAGCGCGCCGAACAGTACCGCGGCGTTCCTTACCTGGCGCCGGTTATTGATTCATTAAAACAGTTGACAAGATACAGCGAAGCCGAACAGATGGCGGCTGTTATCAATGGATTTTTTACCGTGTTTATCACATCGGAAAACGGAACTTCCGACATGGGATTTACCGGAGTAGTGGACGAAGAAGACGCGGTAACAAACGACAATGTTTCTTATGAACTGGGGCCTGGTATGGTAAATATGTTAAATCCGGGCGAAAAAGTGGAAATCGCCGACGCGAAAAGACCTTCAACGAATTTCGACGCATTTGTCACAGCGCTTTCGAAGTATATCGGCGCCGCGCTTGAAATTCCGGTCGAATTGCTGGTGAAAAACTTTAATTCCAGTTATTCCGCTTCCAGGGCGGCCTTGTTGGAAGCCTGGAAGGCGTTTCGAATGAAAAGAGCCTGGTTAGCGGCTGATTTATGCCAGCCGATTTATGAAATATTCCTTGTGGAAGCAATCAGTTCTGGACGATTGAAGGCCCCTGGCTTTTTCCTTGATCCGATGATTAAGAAAGCCTATTGCGGCGCACAGTGGAACGGCCCGGCCCAGGGCATGATTGATCCAGTGAAGGAAGTTTCGGCCGCTGAAAAGCGAATTCAAATCGGACTTTCAACCAGACAGAAGGAAACCGTCGAAATGAACGGCGGCGACTTCGAAGCCAACGTCGCACAGTTGGCCCGTGAAAATGAGTTATTGAAGGCGGCTGGAATTAACCAGAGCGCCGCAAAACCGGCCGAAGGTGCGGAAAAATTCAAAAAAGAAGGAGAAAACGACGATGAAGAAGACGAAAATCGTAAATCAGACGGCGCCGGCGATGAAGGCGACGACGATCAATAAGTTCTGGAACTTCGTTGACACCGGAACCGATACGGCCGATCTTCAATTATTCGGAACCATTTCGTCAGAAGAAGACTGGTGGAGTGAAGATTGTGTCACTTACCGAAATTTCATTGACGAATTAAACGCCCTGGGCGACAAAAAGAGCATAAACGTTCTGATTCAGTCCGGCGGCGGCGATGTATACGCCGCAAACGCGATCTATAACGCACTGGTTGAGAATAAAGCGAAGATTACCGGAACGATCATGGGCCTT